CATGGTTCATTCTATTCATAAAGAATAAGAAATATATTATATTCATTAGTATATTATAAATTTATATCTTTAATTAATTTAGAAGACCTTATAGAATTTAAGGAGGGTTTAAATTCATCAATAATAGATTGTTCAAAAGATGTTCCCTGTATAAGACATTCAATTTCTATTTCATGTGTTTTTGTAAATGTAAAATTATCCCATCCGCCATTATTTCTAATGTATTGATATAATTTAGTCCAGTACAATTTTCCTACTTTATTTTTAACATTCTTTTTGTGATGGCTTTTCCTTCTTGATAAATTTAATGTACTACCAATATAAAATTGGTCCGGGTCATTATTGTCTTGAATTCTGTATATAAAACATTTCATTATTATATTATATTATTTCTTTTTTAAAGCCCTTAGGCGTGCCATTTTCTCAGCCATTTCAGGTGTTCCTTTTTTAGATGGTTTCTTTGTAATACCATATCCAACATATGGCATAACCGCAAGTTTAAATTCAGATTGCATTTCTTCTTTTTTAGGTCGTCCTCGCTTTTTAAGTCCTACACCTATCTTTTTACCAATGTAATCAGATGCAAGTTGTCCAGCCGTTGAACCAGCCTGTGCTCCCATAGTGCCAGCAACACCGCCTAATCCACCCAATAATGTAGGGACACCTCTATGTAATAAATCTGATGCTAATCCTCCTTTTTTAGATGTAAAATATTTCTTAACTGTTTTGTTTGATGATTGGTTCTTTGTTCCTACACCTCTTTGGTTTTCTGAACCCATTTTTGTCTCACGTCCTAATTTTTGTGCAATCATTTTACCAGCCATTTGTCCAGCATAATTTCCAGCAACTCCTCCAAGAGGACCTCCCGTTGCCATTGCACCTGCAATACCTCCAACAGTACCTAATGCCATAGGAACACCTTTATATAATAAATCAGTTGCTAAACCATCTTTGGTTGTTACATATTGTACTGCTTCTTGTGTAGGCTTCACTATTTCCTGTTGTACAATTTGTTTTGTAGGTTGTATAATTTCTTGTTTTACTACTTGTTTTGTAGGTTGGATAATTTCTTTTTTAAATCCTTTCTCAATTTTACCAAAAATAGCCCCTCCTTTTTTGGGTCGTCCTCTTTTTCGCGGTATGTATTCTTCATCGCTACTACTTTCACAACATGTACAATTTTTACATTTATTTTCACAACATGCACAAATACCAAACCCTAACATTTTACTACCTAATTTTTTCATAGATGTAGTTGCATGTGCCTTTAGTGGATTATATCCTTTTAAACTAATTGATTCAGTATTTTTAGCACTTGAGAAAGGATTCATTGCACTTACCCAATCAGTAGTAGTTTTAATATCGGTTTGGTTTTCCGCGGGAGCATTACTAAAAGGTCTTGTTGCTTTATTTAATGTAAATGTTTCATCTCCTTTTTTGCCTAATAATTCAGCTTGTAATCCACCTTGAGAATGACCTAAAGTTGTAATGTTATCTCTTCCATATTTTTGTTCTGCTGCCTTTTGGACTGCTTTCGCGTCTTTATATCTGTCAGTTGTTTTATACAACGTTTCACCTCCTACTGCATATGCTGCATTGTTTGACCAATCAGATAATGTTCCTACCGTTCCTCTATGTGATACAGCTGCTTTACCTGTTTCTGGATTATAAAATACTTTAGATTTTCCTGTTGATAATTCTTCATCTTGAACCCATCCACCATCTACACTTTTAATATTTTTATCATAACTTGCATCTAATAATCCTCTGATTTCATTACTTGCTAATGCACCCCCGCTTATGGTGATGGTGGACTTATGTCCTTTGTAAATACCTTCTCCGTACATATCTTCAGATTCACGACATTGTTTTGTTTTTCTAACCATTATATCTTTAATATTAATATGTTTTTATATATATATATATATATATTAATAATCAGGATTCCATAATAAATATGCACTAAGATAAGCGGGACTATATTTAGGAGCGTTATACCATTTATGATTTCTATTCATGAATGCTTCAAGTTTAGATTTGTCATTGGTTTTAGTAAAATCGTGATATAACATCTGACCAAAATGTTTTACATCACCATTATTATCATATATCATATATTTCTTATCTTTTCTCGTTGATAACTCTACCGGGTTTAATCCTAACTTTTCTGCTATTTTCTTCACTTTGTTAGGATTGGAATACTTTTTGACTTCTTCACTTTTCATATTCTTATACTATTCTCTACTCTTTAAAATATTACTAAAATATACTACTGATATAAATATATATCCAAAATCCAATAAATCCAAAAAAAGAGTTGTTTTATAAAAGTATCCATACAAGAAAGTTCTAGGGGTAAGTTTGAAAAAGCCCCGAATTCTTGGATTATTTGGTTTTTGGTTGGATTTTAGGATATATTTTCTATAATTAGAGTAAAGGATATAAAAGAAAATTAAGTATAATATTAATGAATATTAAAGAAATAATCAAAGAAAATAAACCAAATATTTCAGAATCCAGTGTGAAAACATACAACTCTATCCTATCTAATTTATATAAAGGTGTTTTTGGTGATGAGGAAATGTCAATGAAAAAGTTTAATGATACCGATACTCTACTTAGTTATCTTAAAGATTCAGAACCAAAGAGACGTAAGACTGTATTGTCCGCCTTGGTTGTTTTAACCGCTAACAAAAAGTACAGGGAATTAATGTTGTCTGATATAGAGTCAGCCCGCTCAAATACACAACTACAAGAAAAGAGTGAAAAACAAAAAGAGAATTTTATCGATGGAAAAACCATCAGTAAAATTTATGATAATTTGAAGAAAAAAGCAAATGTTTTATATAAGAAAGGAGACTTATCATATCACGAAGTCCAAGAAATACAAAATTATATTATTATTACTTTATTCTGTGGGCAATTTATTGTACCAAGAAGGGCTAAAGATTATACAGAATTTAAAATAAGAAATATTAATACAGAGAAAGATAATTATATGGAGAATAATGAATTTGTTTTTAATGAATACAAAACATCTAAAACATATAATCAACAAAGAGTAGAAATTCCTAAAGCATTGAAAACCATTATTAATAAATGGATTAAGGTAAATCCTACAGACTATTTATTATTTGATATACATCAAAACAAATTATCTAATGTAACTCTAAATCAACGTATTGAAAAAATTATTGGTAAAAAGATGGGTGTAAATGGGTTCAGACACACATACATGTCAGAGAAGTATCAATCAACAATTCAAGCGGATAAAGACATGAATGAAGATTTTAAAAATATGGGTTCATCAAAACATCAAAAAGATATTTATATACAAAAATCTTAATCACTATCACTTTCATATTCTTGTTTCTTTTTTTTAGTTCCATTTTTATTAGTTCTAGGAATACCTTTCAAAAAGGTATCAAGATTATAATAATCTAAAAATCCTTTTCTATATTTTTTATTTCTTTCAGTTCTCCCACCTGTAATAATAAGGGGTCTAAGTTCTACAGAAGTAGCATCATCATAAACGGCTTTTAATTCATCTTTATCAAGGTCTCCACTCCATTCGTTCATAATGGCAGTTTGTTCTCTTTTAGACCCGCCAAGGTTTAAAATGACTAAATAATTACTATTCTTTCTAATAAATTTAGGAATACCGTAGTAATCCTGTGACAAAAATATAACGCAACAGTTTTTCTTTCGTGCTCTCATATAATACTCCTCCACTGGTTTCAAATCTTTACTTAATACTAAATCATCCCAAACAACAAGATGATTATATTTTTTATCCATATCATCAAGTTTAGGTGTGGAATGCATCCCTTCTTTAATCTGTATTTGTTCAAATTCTCCGCTTAGATAATCGTATAAAGGTTCTGACTTGTTCCGTGTCACGATTGTGATATCTGAAAACGTCCCTTTCTTTCCTGCACTAAATACTTTTATTAAATTTAATAAAAAGTTTGTCTTACCACTTCCAGATGGTGCTACAATGCACATTCTGAAAGGTATTTTAATATCATGTAAATGTTCATTAGGATTATCTACTTCCTCTAAATATTTTTTAGGGATAACTTCATAAAAGTTAATAATCTCACTAGTTGGTCCAACTTTTTTTTGTCTAGGCATTATAATAAATAATGAAACATACTTTTAAATATATAAATAAAATATATAAAAAAATTTATAAATAAAATATAAATATATAAAAACATATTATCAATATTATATAATAATGGCAGTATATACACCCCCAACAGAAACATTACCGATTTTTGATAATTCGGTATTTCCATCATCAGATGGCACAGCATTAACAATAGCAACAGGATTAGATTATTTTTTATCATATCCAGTCGCACAAGGAAGTGAAATATTTCCTTCAAATGTAACATTACAATCAACACTAACAGACTCTTCTGGAGATGTAGGAACATCAGGACAAGTCTTATCATCAACAGGAACAGGAACAAACTGGATATCATCTGGAGGACTAACATATGCAACATATACCGCATCAGCAACATTATCGTTAGCAGTAAGTTCTACATTATTAGTTATTTTTTCCGGTTCAACTGCTTCTCAAACTTTAACTATCCCATATGAATATCCCGACGGACAAATTATACAAATAAGGTCAACTGCGTCTGTTAATGTAACAATAAGTTCGGGATTAGTATTAACATTTTTATATGGATTAAGCTCATCAGCATTATCATTTACATTAATACCAGAGGATGTAATCAATTTAATTTATTCAGGGTCTAATTGGTTTCAATACACACCTTCAAACACATTTACAAAAATAGTCGGGGCTAATGGATGTCTTGCAGGACAAACAAATTATGTGTCATATAATACATCCGCTTTGCCTGTAACAGTTTCAACCACAATAAATACTGATATGTTTGTATTTCTAACTGGTTCAACAGCTTCAAGAACATTAAGTATCCCTGTTGTCACAAATACAGGTCAAAGAATTACAATTAAAAATACTGCAAGTGTTGATGTAGCATTAGCATTTCCATCATCAAATGTTATGTTATTCGGTAGTTTAACAGTCGTAGCTGGTCCAATAACATTAAAATCAAAAGGAGTTATAGAACTTTATTGGGGTAGTGCTTTCTGGATTCAAACAGTTCCTTCTGATGCATTAAATGATTTAACATGTGATACATATAATGGGTCGTCTGTATTAGCTGCAACAATGGCTATAGGAACAAATATAACAGGACAAGCGACAGGCGTTCCAATATCAATAGGAACAAGTATAGGAGCTCTTCCAGCTATTGGAATTTCAATAGGCGGTGCTTCTACAAATATAAAATTAAATGGTCCTACATCATCTTCGGGTAATATATCAGCATTAACAACCGCCACAATATCAACCGCATCAGGAAATATTTCATCAACATCTGGAAATATTACAACTGCAGGTGTAGGTGCAATTTCAACTACTGGTACGGGGTCTATTTCAACGGCTTCAGGGTCTATTACAT